TAAATTGCTGTCTCAACTGAGTCAGTATCTTTCCACTCATCATATCTTGTAATATTTAAAGAAGATAAACAGCATACAAATGAATGCTCTTCGTCAGTATGTAATGCAATCTCCGAACAGATATTAGTCATTGTTACATCTAAGTTATTCTTTACGTATGCTTGCGGGTTAGCGTTATTAACATTATCCTTAAACATAATATAAGGTTCTCCTGTTTCAACTCTGGACTTGAGAATCTCAACCCATAGTTCCATTGCTTCTGGATCTCTATGCTCTAATCTCTGCATAAATTTATCATCAATAGAAACACATTGGTGTAAATTTAAACACTGACGGTTTGGATCTCCTTGAGGTCTTCTGATACGTAAAAACTCTTTTATATCTTCGTGATTAATATCTAGGTTTACTGAAGCTGCTCCTCTACGAACTGATCCTTGATTTGTAGCAATGATAGTTGAATCATAAATCTTAGCCCAAGGTACTATTCCTTCTGAGTTACCTGTATCGCCATTTGCGATCTTCTTTCCTCTTCCTCTAACTCTACCTAATCCAATTCCAACTCCTCCTCCTAAAGAGGTAAGTCTCATCAGTTCTGCATTAGTTAATCCTATACCTCTGATTGAATCAGGAGTATCTATACCGAAACATGAGATTGGTAATCCTTTATCAGTTCCAGTGTTTGATAATACAGGTGAAGCTAGGTTTAACCAACCCTTCCACATATATTTAAAAAATTTATTTGCTAGATCAGGACGATCTAATCTCTTAGCTACTGCATCAGCAACTCTCTTGTAAGCTTTCTTTGGATTCTCATCAGGTAATAAATACCCATTTGAAATTGTAGCCAAAGATACTTCGTTCATCCACTCTGGATAATCCACACCGGATTTCCAGGTACTGTAATCTACTCCCATAAAATTAAATTAAAATGCGTTGTCCCAATCCATATGCCCTTTGGCATAATTCGTTACTCTTGATGCGAAAAAATCTGTATGTTGTTTACCTGCAACTACTGCATCAAACCATAACATTTGTTTTAAAGCTCCTTTATCGATTTGATCTGAAGGTATTAAAGGTTTTAATCCTAAATCTCCCATCTTAGTGTTTACTCTGTGTTTAATAAAGTTTTTTAGTTCATTCTTAGATAAATTCTCTAAATCTCCCATTTCGAAGATCTTATCAATAAAATTAAATTCTAATTGAAGAGCAAGAGTTGCTGCTTCTTCGATGTCCTTAATAAGTTTTTCTGTTTTTAATTCAGGATACTCATTCATTAGTTCTCTGAATAACCAGCATCCTGCTTCTGAGTGAAGTGATTCATCTCTTACAGACCATTCAACTATTTGTCCTACTCCTTTTAGTTTATTTCTCATTTTAAATGATAACAGAACTGCAAAAGAAGAGAATAGGTTTACTCCTTCGGTAAATGCTGAGAATATTGCTAGAGACCTAGCTGCTTCATGCCAATCTGTTTCCCCTGCATTTCCATCACGAACATCCATTAAAGATTGGATTTTAGCTGCAGTTGATTCGTCTTCTAGAAATTCTGCAAAATTATCTAATCCTAATTGTTCGTTTAGTAAAGCATATGCTTCAGCATGGATTGTTTCAAAAGCTCCAAAAGTGACTGCCATCATAATAATTTCAGGCTTCCTAAACCATTTTGTCACTAAAGATGTCCAGTAATCATTTACAACTGTTTCTGTTTGAGCAAATCCTTTTAAGATTCCTCCTATAACATTTTTTTCATGCGGTTTAAGGTTCGAATTCCAATCTGTTACGTCTTGCGACATTGGAACTTCTGTATGTAACCAATGAGCTTGGTGTGCTTTTAGCCAGTAATCGTGTGCTTGTGGGTATTCAAAGGGCTTGTAGACTATGCGTTCGTCTTTTAAACTCATATTGGTTTTTTTAATAATTGTTATAGATTATGACTGTAGAAATAAATAGGCTTTTAGAATGGAACTTGAGACTCTAATTCGAAGAACTTATTAGCAATATCTTTGTAACTCCCTCTTTGCTTGTCTCCTGATTCGTCTATTAACATGTTACCTAGAATCTCAATATGACCATTATTTGTATCGACTTTTGCATCCCAAGTCATTCCGTCCATTCCGTATCTGTTCTTCATAACGTGAATTCTTCCTGTCCCTAAGACCTTATCTTCTTTCATTCTTGATAGAGATAAACAAACATCTGCTACCATCATCTTATCGTAAGAACCTGCTGCCTTATCTCCTTCAATAACAGAATCCTTTGCTCCCATTCTATTAACTTGAGATGGTGTTAGAATAGGGATTTGTAATTCCTTAGCTAATCCTTTTGTTGCAATGAATACATCATCTATTTCGTCTTTTCTCTCTGTGAAACGAGATTTCGAAGGTGCTTTCAAATAATCGACATAATCAATAACAATCATATCTGGTTTATGATCCATATCAATACATTTCTGAATATGAGATTTAATTGTATTGATTGAAGCGCCTTTTGGTGGATATTCTTTTACAATTAGTTTTCCTTTCAACTTACCTACAATCTTCTCAACTTCTGGTCTATGTTTGTTTACTTCTTCGATTCCGTATCCTGTAAAGTAACAATCAAATCGCTTCCCTACATAATCTTCTCCTAATTCTAAGGTATAGTAATTTACATTATACCCCATTAGAACTGCATGAGCTGCTGCTGCTACCATCGTCCAAGACTTTCCTCCTCCTGGATTACCGAACATAATAATTAAATCTCCAGGTCCGAATCCTCCTCCAATGGTTTCGTTCATTATTGGCCAAGGTGTTGGAATAGTTGGTCTGTAGTTTTCTCTATAACGGCTCTCTACATCTTTATTATACTCATGACCCATATTCTTATCCATACCAGCTCTCATAGCTCTTTCAATCAATCCTCTAATTCCATCAAAGTCTCCTTGGTTTAATAGATCTGCTGAGTTTAGTAATGCTGCTTTAAGTTCTTGGTTTTTGGCAAAGGTAGTAAACTCCTCTACAACGTATGCTAGATCTTCTTGAGTTGCTTCATAACAATTTCTCAATTCTAATTTAACTGCTACTTGTAGAATATCGTTCTCTACTTTTTGTAATTCGATTTTTAATGCTTCTAAAGAAATTGTAGTATGATACTTATCATAATACTTGATAGTAGTTTCTAGAATCCATTTATGAGCATCTGAATCAAAATAATCTGGTCGTAGTAAATCTCTTGTGTTAAGCAAGAATTTTTTGTCTGTTAATAATGCTCCCAATACTTTTAATTGGAACCCTTTTCCGTAGGAAGATAGTTTTGCTAATGATGTCATGTAACTTATTTTATTATAACTTATTTTTTATATGTTGAAAGCGGTCTGAATATTTCTAACCATCCTTCAACGTTTTTGTTTAGAGCTTCGATTTGATCTGCCTCTAACATATTTAAAAAAGTAACTGCCTGTAGAGCAGGTGTTGGCTCTTTTATCTTATCTAATATATGAACTATTTCGTAATCTCCCAACCTCGGCTCTAAAAGATTCATCAAATCATAGTTAGTTTTTACTTTTTTCCAATCATACAGTATTTGTGCGAATATTTTCTTAGTCTGTAATTTTTCATTACAAATTTTATGAATATCGATTAAATCAAATAAAGGATCTTTTACTAGTCCTGGAAACTCTTTTAAAAGTGTTTTAGGTCCTAACCCTTTTATCCCTGTAAGGTTGTCTGAGTTATCACCTAGTAATGCTTTCATAACTAAATAATTCTCAGGAAGTAAACCTATTTCTTCCTGTACCTCTTTTTTTCCATAAGTTTTTTTCTTGATAGGGGAATAAACTTCAATGTTTTCATCTACTATCTGAAGAAAATCTTTATCAGAAGAAACAATTGTTACCTTTTTATTATTAGCTCCAAATTTCTGAGATAGGTAAGATATAGTATCATCTGCTTCTATCTTATCAATAGAGATTAGAGTTAGAGGTAAGCATTGTAGGTACTCAACCAATCGTCCCATTTGCATTGTCATGCTTTGGAATTCATCATCTTTATCATCGAATATTTCCCAATTGGTAATCCTCTTAATATTTCTATTTGCTTTGTATTCAGGATCAATACTCTTTCTACTTGAGGAAGAAGCTTGTCCGTCAAACACACAAATAATTCTAGTAGGGTCAATTGTTCTCATCAAGAATCCCAACGATCTCAAGAAACCAACAAGACCACCGGTGTGATGGCCTTGGGGATTCATTGCTTGTAGCATTGCAAAAGACCTTATAAAGGTATTCATGCTATCTACAATTAAAACATGGTCGTTTAGTTTTCTGTCTGGTTTTTGTTCGATTTTATTTAGTATGTCTAAATAATTATTCATCGAGCATTTCCATATCGGTTCTTATATCTTCTCCTACTTCGGCCTCTATTGTTACTGTAAAGTCTGTAGACCCTAGAGTGTTTGCCCAAGATCCTTTATGAGTATCTTTATAGGTATCAATTGCTTTTTTATCATCTGCAATAAATCCATGACTTGTCATAATAATAGCTCCTCTTGATTGTACTCCGTCGATATGATTTTTTTCTATTTGAACTTTAGTTCTTTTAGCAAATTCATACTCCTTTCCTTTATTTACAGCTTTGATTTTAGAAGTACCCGAGTTAGTAATGTTTCCAAAAGTAATAATAACTGTAGCATCATACCACATAGTCTTTCCTCCTTTGTTTTCCAATCGAGGTTGTCCCATTGGATGTTCAGGTTTTGCAGTCCAGACCTTATTAATAGCTACTAAAGTGTTTGTATACTTGCTTGCTTCTTTTCTTGATAACATAATTTTTTGATTTACGTTATTTCCGAATTGAGTGGACATTGCTCCAGCATTCCATTCGTTATTATTCTTATTTGATCTTACTGATAAGTCACTTGGTACTGATCCAACTGAATCCCATAAGAATAGTAGGTCATAAGGAAGATTACCTTTCTTTTGTTCGTCGATTAAGTCTAAGATATAAACTGCTACGTCTTCTATAGTGTTTAGAGTTCCTCTATCAGCGTATAAGAAAAATCCTTTATAGTCAGTTATTTCTCCTGTCTCTTCATCAACTACTTCTTCAACTTCAAGACCCATCATTTGAGCATGTGGCCATGACCATTTCATCTCAGTAATAATAAATACTGGAAGAATTCCTTGTTTTTGAGCATTAACTGCTGCTTCTAGTAGTAAGGTAGTTTTGCCTGTATCCGAATGCCCTCTCAAAAGAGTAATATGTCCCATAGGAATTCCCTTAAGAGATGTTACTTCTGTAAAAGCATCTGAAACTTTAATCCAGTCTTGAGTTTTAAATTTCACTGAGGTATTTGAAAATCCTTTGTTCTTTTTAAAATTATCAAGACTAAAACCGCCTTTGATTATTTCGCTAGCGGTCTTAGGGGCTGTTTTTTTAACTGCCATTTCTTATTTGAATAAATCGTCGAATTTATTTACTGTACTTTTGTTACCCTCAACTGCAGTCTCTAAAGTAAAGTCTGTTTTATGACTTCCTAAAGCTGCTGTTAAATCTGTTGGTTCAGCTTCTGCTGAAGGAGTAGATACTGGTGCAATTGACTCTGCTGCTACTGGAGCTGCAGTTGCTACCTCTTCTCCTGGGTTTAGGTACTCTTGTAATTTTTTCTTGATGTATTCATAGTCGTACTGAGTCTGTACTTCTAGTGCGTTTGGTTGATCTTTTAACCAAGCATTTACTTTACTATCATCTTCTGATAATACTGTTTGTTTTGGTTTGATACGAACCGTTGTAGTTGGAAATTGACCTGGTCCTGCTGCTGGTGTATTTTCTACAACCATATCCCATCCACTCATTACGTCTGTGAAATCTCCGATGTCTTCATCTTCTGCTAAAGCAAGTAATGCTTTGTAGATGTTAACTCCGAATGACCAAAGACGAACTCCTTTTTCTTCCTCTCCTCTTACAATAACAGGAGCAAAGAATCTAGACTTAGGTGACAACTTTCCAGATAAAGACCAATTATCTTTGTCAGAAGTTTTTCTTAATTCTTTTACGAATTCTTCAATTGGATCTTGTTTGCCGTAATTCGACAATGACATCATAGGGAACTTCCCAATGTTGTAGTGTAGTTTCAACTCTGTAAAAGGGTCCGCAGGATTAAATGCTGAAGGAACGATTCTGATTGTTGATTTTCCGTTTGCTGGTTTCCAGTAGATCTTATCGAAGTCTACTTTTTCACGGTCTTGATTTCCGGTGCTGTTTAAAGCGGCCAATTTAGCTTTGATAGCATTAATGTCCATAGTGTAACTGATTTTTAATTAAAACTTTTATTTATATAAGATAAGAAAAATAGTTTAATATTCCAACTATAATTCTATTATTCTAAATAATTTTGTATTGACTCTCTTTAGTTCTGCTCCTTTTGTCAATAGTATACAGTTTTGATAGTCATTCCACTCTACTCTGAAGTTTGTATCTAATACTCCTCCGTTTAAGGATTCGATTAGACGGTTTAGTGAATTGATTGTGTATAGGGTATTTGACTCTTTTTTTCTATGAACTAAAATAGTATTCTCTAAGAAATTAGAAACGTTTCCAAATTCTACGTTATATGTACAGATATATTCATCTTGACTCTTTGAATAAAGAACGAAGATTTTATTATAAATGATCTTGTATTTAGTTTGTATTGTACTTAAAATCTCATCTAGTTGTTGTTCTGAAGAGAATGTACAAAATAACTTGTTGCTCATGTCGGCTGCATTAAAATTATATTCGATATCGTAATCGAACATTGTTGGCGCTACATTAATTTGTATCATTTATAAATATGTTTTTATTTTACAAAACTAGGTTACTACTGTATTTGAATTTTATAGGATATTTTCCTCCCTGATTCATTACTTTTTCTAAAGACTCTAATGTTTCTTTTCCGTCTGATTTATCAAAATCAAATATAAAAGCATCGTAGGTATAAAGTGTTAACTTACTTTTCTTATCTTGAAGAAACATAAGCACATCTTTTAATATAAGAATGTTTCTTGAGGTTTCCAAGCTTTGCATCATATAATTCATTAGCTTCTGCGGATGCATATCTGGAAGATCTTGTGTGAATCTTTTACCTGATACTGGATCTTCTACATATCCAAGTTCATTAAATTGTTTCCAAAGCATTTTTATGTATTGATCTATTTTTTCAAATACTTTAAGAAATGCATACTCAGGTGGAATCTTTCCATAAATGGCATGGAAGTTAATTTGCTTTGCTTTTGCATATTCATCCTCAGCTATTTCATCTTTACCGAAGTAAAGTCTTGCTAATTGAACGTGTGCAGATTCATCTGTTAATTCATATCCAATTTGCTCGCATAATAGTCTTAAATGGTATCCATCAAAATCCATCTCTACAAATACATCGTTCTGAGGAATAATAGCTTTTCTAAATTCAGGTGCTTTTGGAATAGCGGCAAAATTTACTGAATTAAAAGCATTTGTTGGACGAGAAGTCGTATTATATAAATTATATGAAGTATAAATAATGTTATTATCAATACTGTAAACAGGATTGTTTGGTTTAAATAATTCTAAGAAAGATTGGTAGGTTATTCTCAATCCAGCTCTCTCAATCATAAAGAAAACAGACGTTGCAGTTTTATTATAAAAATCAAAGCCATTGGGTATTGCAATATGCAATATCTTCTCTAAAGACTTATAATTCTCTTCACATTTTTCAAATAGCTTCGATATTGGAATTATAGCATTTATTTCTTTAAAATCATGAAAGCGATTATAATACCAATTACAAGTTGAATTAGATCTTGGAAGTTCAAGTCTATTATAGGAAGTCATTGAATGAAGCAAGGAAAGATCTATAACATCCTTCAATATGAAGTGATACATCAATTCTTTCTTATCAAAGGTATAAAGGGTTGTGTATTCTTTTAATATGTCGGAGACACAGTCTTTTGTTAAGTTTAATCCTTCGTCATGGCTTATTGGGATAATGTATCCTTCGTGGTGATCTAGAGGCCTTAGGTATATTGCTACGGTAGTTGTTAGAAGTGGATGGTAGTTATCGTTTGAAGAAATAACTCCTACATACCCTCCTTTCCTACCTAAATTTTTTAGAAGCTGTATTTGCTCCTCTGTTTCTATAATATAGAACATATCTTATAACCTTTTTTATAATATAAGAAAAAAAGCCTGCACAGGCAAGCTTTCTTTTATCTTATTTTATTTTTTCTTATTTTCTTAAGTCGAAACTAGCTTTGTTAAACTCTTCCCTTGCTGTATTAGGATCTTTTATAACCTGCGTTTGTGCTGTTACTTCCTCTTCTGTTGGAGGTGTTGGCGGGTCAACTGTTAAATACCTGTAATCTGTTACAAATTTAGAAATTCCCGGTACTGTATTTTCTAGATTTTTAATTATTTCTTTATTTCTAGATTCCGAACCCTGAAATTTGATTCCATTAATAACTATATCTTCTACTGGGTTTGAAATATGCCAGGGTACTTCTGTGTATGTAAAGCTTGGAAGATCTTTTTTTCCTTGTTCAAATAGATCCTCTGAGGTTTCTGATATTTTTTTATCTCTATTATCTTGTACGAAATATCTTTTTGCAATTCCTTTATTTATTTCATCTTGAGTTAATTGTTTTTTAAAAGCTGACTGTAATAGAGCTAGTAAAGATAGTCCTAAAGCAAATAAGGCGTTTCCTTGTGAATTAGTCAGGGAGGATCTTTCTAACTTCTCTAACTCTACTCCGTTCTGTTCAGGAGTCTCTCCTGCAAAGTATTGCTTTTTATAAGTCTCTATATAGGACCCTCTATAATCTTCTCCTGTAGCTTTTACTATAAACTCTTTTCCTGGTGTCTTTTTTGCTTTTTTATACTTAGCTTGAGGTAAGTATTTTGGCGGATCGGTTGTCTGTAATTTTTCTGGAAGTGAAGAAGGTGGTGGAGTAATTGGTGATTCAGTTGTAGGTACTGGAGAAGGAGCTGGTGTCTTCCTTGTCATGTTAACTACTCCTGGATACTGTCCTTGTAGTCCTAGTTTAGCTGTCTGTATAAGGTTATCGTCTGAAACTCCAATTAACTTATTTCCTTCAAAGATTTGCTTCTCACCCGTACTTCTAATTTCGTAAACTACAATATACTTCTGTGGTCCGTACTTCTTTATATCATACTTGTAAACTGTGGTAGCGGAAACCTCCTGTGTTGGTGGTGGTGTTGATTTACCTTTTTCATATAAATCTACATTACCTGGTCCTAAAATTCCAAAATTCTCAGCTGAAAATTGTACTGAAGCTTCTGCTGAAGCTATGGTATATCCTGCTGCTGAAAATTCTAGGTCTTTTATTTGTTTTCCGTCTGCAAATACTGTTACTGTAATAGTACCTTTATCTAATACAGACTTAAAAGTAAACGAATTAACTGATATATTTGCCATGAATTATTATGCGTATTTTGAGTTATCTTCTGAGATTGATGCCCAGTATCCTTTGAATCTTGCTATTCTATCTGATTCTCCGTTAGATGGAGATCCTCCGTTAACCCTTGTTGAAACTTTTTTAACATTCGAGTCTGCAGTTCCTGCTAGTGATAGTTTTGTTAATCCAGTTCCTATATTTTTCCACCAGTAACAAGATGCGTCTGCTGCAAATTTAGTTGCTACAAGGTCAGGATTTGTTACTACATCATCTTTTATTCCTCTAGCAAGGAGTGATTTATTGTATGCTGTATAATTTGCTCTACCCGTAAGCTGTATATACCCTCTACCTCTATATTTCTTACCATCACCTGTTTCAGTATTCCCTAGCGTTTTTCTACCTTCGTAGTTTTTTTGTGCTGCTGTTGGACCCCAGATCTCTTTCTTAGTACTGAAGCCTCCTGATTCGTGTGCACATTGTGCAAGGAAGTGTGCTCTTTCTTTTGGATCTGTTATACCGTAATCTCTCATAGCTTTTACTAACTCGTCTGGTGGAGTTACGGTTGGTTTTGATTTAATACCTGATTCTTCTTCTGTATTAACTCCTGTTACTGGGTTAGCTGTTTGATTTGGTGCTGTTGATTTATCTGCTGATCCTTCAAGTACTATTGTCTGTGCTTTTAGTTTAGTAGTCCACCTATTGTTTGAAATTGAATGCTCTACCCCTGTTACAATAAACCCAATTGTACCGTAGTACTTTTTAGGCATTATTCCTTCATTAATTTGAAAAGCTTGTCCAATTTTTATACCAGAAATACCGTCCATATCTATACTTACTTCAAAAGGAACAATTCCTGCTGGCCCTCCTGAAGGGGCTTTATCTTTAAAAGATTGTAAGTAATATGCTGTGTATGCTTGGTACTGTACTACTGCATTCTTAACATCATCACCGTCATATACTTTATCAACCCATACTGTATTTAAAGTCTTTGTTATACTATTAATTCTTCCCTGTTGTAGTTTGAGGTTTGCTTGATGAGTAGCTTCTTTTTCCGCTGCTGTGGTACCTGACGGGCTTATGCTCTGTTTTCTCTTAGTTGTAATTCTATCTGTCAACCCTTCGTTCCATCTAAATAAAGCCTCTGCTTCCATTCCTACATCTTCCCCTGCTGCTTGTGCAGATACTGCAACCATCGTTGCAATGGCAGGTGACAGTTTTGTTGTAAAGTCAAACTGTGTTACAGAGGATTTAAGTCCTGTAATATTTAAAATAGGTATATCTTCTTTTTTCTCAACTTGAATCGATCTATCGACCAAGTAGAAGGTTTGCTGAGATTCCTCATAGTGGAAGCCTAGTTGATTTATTCCTCCCATTGCGTCGTTTATAGCAGCAAAAATTGGATCAAATAAATTGTAAACTGTTCTCTGTTCTTTTGAACTATCTACTAGAGATTTCATCTGACTTTCTAGTAAATTAAAATTTACAAAAATATTTAATATCTCAGTAGGGTCTCCTTGGGTGTAAGACTGCATAGTAGTTTTAGCAAAATCTGTTATTGGCCAACCATTTGTATTCGGTATGATACATATTCCTGGATCTGCTGACATATGGTAGTCGAACGTTCTGTATTTACTAGTTGGAATTTTAGAGGTAGCATCGTTTGCAGGTCTAGTGCTTGTATTGATCTGTACTATTGGTTTATTATTCTGATCTACTAGAAGTATTGCATTAATTATTCTACAAAAATCTCTAAGTGATATATAGTAATGACATACATCTTCTACGTTCTTACCTGTAACTGCTGTATTTGAAGCAAGACCTACCCTAAAAGAGTCTATCGTTTTACTATTGTTTAATAGTGCATATTTTGCTGTAAAATCCGGGAATACTTGTTCTAAGACTGACCACTGTGGTACACCTTTTAGGACCTCTAATACGGCTTGTACTAGGGTAGCTTTAGGTGTTTGTGATGTTGAACTTTTTGCCATTACTTAATAAACTTATCTATTCCTTCTCCTATTATTTTATATGTAGGGATCTTTCCGTTATGTGGATCTCCTCCATATTTTTTGTACTTAAGCATATCCCCAATAGCTGGATTTAATACTGTAAATCCTGCGTTTCTATATAAATCGTAATAAGCTGTTACTGATTCTGCTGTTACTTTATTTTTTGCTATATTACTACCCCAGTTCCAAGAACCTTGGACTACTAGTAGTTTTGTCGCATTAGGAAAAATTCTATTTAAAGCTAATTTTAATGTTACTACATCGTCATTCTTATTAAAACCTCCATTTGTTCCTATACAGATAACTATACCTTTTACTGTATCACTTTTCGGGTATATCTGTACTGCTGATAATAAATCTTTAAAGAACCAACCTGTTTTATGTAAGTAAGGTATTCCGTCTACTGCATTAATCATTTTAACTACTGATGAGTGGTCTGCTAAATACTTTGTTTGTGAATCTCCAATTGCTATGTACTCTAAAGGTGTTGCTTTACCCGCTACAGTTTCAGGATTTTTTTCAAGTGCTTTTGCTTTTTGAGCAGCAGCAGATACTATTTCATCTGTACTTTTGGTTACCTCTTCTGGCGGTCTTCCGTCATTTATTGGATTATCTATATCAATCTGTAAAGACTCTATTATTTCTCCAATTGAGGTAAGAGTTGTTACACAATCATATCCTCCATCTGCTCTAAAGCTCCATGAGAAATTTTTAATAAAACCATAAATAGCGTCGTAGTTATACCCGCTCTGTTCTTTTAATGTATCTATTTGATCATAAAGCTGCTCTTTTGTAGTTCCTGCTTTAAAGAAGCTTGTAATTGTTTGAGGTGTACTAACGTAGTTCTTATCTGTCGTATAGTAGATACTATGTCCCCACTCCAGTAGTACACTATATCCCGGTCTCATAAAGAGTTGTTCTAGCTCTTCCAACTGACCTACATCCCAGCAGTTGTATGTTATTGTAGCTTCTTTTAGTAATCCAAATTTATTAATTGCTTTTATATCAACTCCTGTAATACCTGGCATTGGTCTAAATCCTTTTCCATTACGAAAAGTTGAATATGTATTTTCACCAACTCTTCCGTAAGTACCGCCAATAAGTATATACTTTTTTGCTAAAGTATCATCTCCCTTAAACTGTACGCTAGAGGTCATCTTTACCCAACCTGTTCTAGAGGCTAGATAACGTAATGTGTTATCATCTCTATTAGGCTTAGACATAAGATTACTTCTTACTTCTAATTGCTTTAGTACTTTTTCATCAAAAGGACCTCCTATAACTTTTCCACTAGCCATATTACTTGTTAGTGTTATTAAAATTATTAATAATGTTTTCAATATCTGTCGGTATTCGTAACTGTATTCCTGGCTCTACCACCAGCGATGCTCTCTCTGAATTATTAGCTGCTGCTATAATCCACCATAAACTATAATCATTGTAAAACTGCTGGGCAAGAGTATCGTAACGGTCTCCTGCTGTAGTTATTACATAATAATCTTTTCCACTTAAAGGTACTTCTGGGTATATTACATTTCTTCTGTAAATTTTTCCTGAAGGGGATTTAAGTTCTGGTATATTTTCGTATCTATTCATCTATCTTTATATCGGTCTATTCGAAAAACTTGCTAGAGCGTTTGCTGCTTTTTCTGCTTTAGTAGGGCCTTTTATAACTACATCTGCTAACTGTGTAGGTTCAGCCGGTGTTGTTGTCTGTGCAGTTGATAGAGCTCCTTTGTTTGCATTACCGCTATTACTTCCATTTTTTTCATTCGCAAGAGGATCTCCTCCTAATGTCTTATCGTCTTTAAAAAATCCTCCTCCTAAACTATCCTCTCCTGCATCTAGTACATTTTCTAATCCTGATGTAAAGTATTGTTTTAATCCTGTTTCTGGTGTAAAAGTATGTATTGGTGTAAAATCTATTGAACAATCCATCACCATTGGCAATTCCTGCATAGTCTTATCTGTACCTGGTATCGGATTTCCGTTTGCATCTATTGCCTCCGGTTCTTTCATAGCGATCTCCCATGGGTAATCCTGTTGCCATGTAAAGTTTACACTATTAAGTACACCTGGTAACTCATACACATAATCCCCTACTGTCAGCTTAGTTATAGTACCTCTCATAAATTGCCCTGATTGTCCATATGTAGGTGCTGTAGCTGAAGCTAAGTAAACCATTTTTCTGTATAGAGGTTTCATCTCTGCTCTAGTAGCTGCTGCTATCTTGAAAGATAAGGAAATTTTTCTTCCAAAGCCACCATATACTTGCATATCTTCCGCTCTACCTAGGTATTTTACTCCATTCCAGGTTGCTGAGTAATTATCTGCAAAAGAATCTAGAAATGCTCTAAAGTAGAGTATTCTTGTAGTATCTGGTGTTACTATATGAAACCTAAATTTAATTAAATCTCTTCCTTCTGTTTCTCCTTTTACTTTTGTATCTTGAATATCTAAAGCGTTTATCTTATCAGTTTCATCTGCAAAGACTTTATTCGAAATATCAACAGGGGTACTTGCAAACCAGTATTGATTTAAAGCCTTTGCTGGACCTTTTCTAGCTCCTTGATCCCCTAACCTAACTCTTGCTTCTTTTGTTACATTTTGATTTAAGGTAGGTTCTTTTACTTTAGTTGCTAAATAAGTATCCTTAATTCCAAAATTATCTACTCCACCTTGTCCATCAAAGCTATTACCAAAAGGTAGAACTTCATCAGTATCTGAGAAAGGAGTATAATTTGAGTCTTGTGGTGATAGTTTAGAGTTATGTACGTATCCGCTATTTGGATCACTCGCTATTTCATAACCTCTTAAAGCAGAAGGTGCTCCTTCTACTCCTCCTCTTCCTACTAACTCTTCTAAAAAAGTAGAATCATCTCCAGGAGGTCTAAGGTATGTATTTGTTGTAAAAGATCTTAAGAAGTGTAATCCTGTACCCTCTACCGGAACCTGTGCTAAGGTACTTGCTGCCGTCTTTATTACCTGTATTGCAGTATCTTTTGCTTGTTTTAATGCAAATGCTCCTTTACTATCTGCTTTCTCTAACTTTTTTAATAAGTCAGTTTGCATTAATAGAGCTTCGTTTCCTAAAAAGCTTAACCCCGGCTTATCGATCATCATCTTAGCAATACGGGTCAAATCATCCACTCTCTTAGTTATTTGCATAGAGAGACCGTTACTTGAAGGAGGGTCGTTTATGTCCTTAGTAACGTAGGGTTGATCGCTTCCATAACGAAGACTTTTTAGGTTTGTTTGGAGATTTAAGAGTCCGTTTGCCATTTAGTGATTTTTTATCCTGGTAGGTGAGCGGTGTATGGTAATTGTTGACCAGTTGGTGATGTTGTTGGCGGTACCCCGCTTAAATCCAGTCCTGATGGGGTTTGTGGAATATTTGGTATATCGGTAATTGACGACTGAAAGTGTAGTGTTGATGCTGGATTAGAGCTTGGTATGTTTGCTGGTGTTGCTCCGTCAAGTCCTAAATTTGATGTTGGTAGTAAATCTATTAATCCCATGGTTATTGTTTTTTAATTTATTATAAATAGTTTGTTTTATTATTTGTCACCTAAACGGTACATATTAAGTCCTGCTGACTCGTTTAATTTTTGCTGGTTAACATAAATGTTTCCTCCTTGTTTAACTGCTGCTATAAGTTCATCTATCTTAGCATAGAAAGCTGTTAATGGTACTACTGCTTCTGGTCCTGCTTCTCCTACTATTGCATTTCTTGCTCCGTTTACAATACCTCCAGTTGCCATTTTTTTAGTCTCTTTTGCTGGTCCTGATGGATTCAAAGCATACTTACCTAACCCTGAGAACATATCTGTTGGAACTAGGTCAATTAAGTTATCTGATATCCATTTAAGAGGAGACATTCCAATTGCTCCCAGTAGTCCATCTGCTATAGATATGGCAGTTCCAAATCCTGGTATAAAGTTCATAGCTCCGTTAATGATCGGATAAGCAGCTCCTTGTACTATTCTCTTTCCTAAATCTCCTGTATTAACTTTCTGTCCTGTAGCTTGTTGGGATCTTGCTTCTGTAACATCACCATATACACTTCCAATAGAAGATGCTATACTCATAATAGGTCCTAAGAATTTACCCATTGCTTTTAATGGACCTTTTACTGCATCTCCTGCTCCTTTTAATGGATTTAACTTACCTGCTACATTTTTAACTCCGGCTGCAGCTTTTCCTACAAACTTACCTACTCCGCTATTTGCAATCTTATCCCCTATACCTCCAAAGAAGCTTCCTACTTTTCCAAAGAGCCCTTTACCGCCTCCTGGTTTATTAGCTGAAAATCTCATATCAGGTTTTCCTGCTTTTGTCATCGGACCTGCTGCTTGATTTGCAACATTACCTGCACCTGGACCTTTCATAGACTTCATAAACTGTCCTGCAGATCTTACATCTTTAACAACACTTCGGAAAGTGTTTACTAATTGCATTGCTGCTAAAAGCTTTATTGCAAGTATTAACTGATCAATACCGCTGTTAAGAAGCTTTACAGACTTATCTAGCTTATCTGGTCCTGCAGCTACGGCCAGCTTTTCCAGTGCTTTAGTTTGCTTAAGTTGCATTTGCTCTGCTAGAGTATTTGCATCAACTTGGTTTCTTAGTTTTTCATCTCCTATTTGGTTTAGAGCTTCTTCATACCCCAACATCTTTCCATTTTTATCTACCTCTCTTGCTTTTAGAGCAACTTTCTTTTGAAGATCTTCTAAAGACTGTGCATCTCTATATCCAGATTCTTTTGCAACTGTTTTTAACTGCTCTTGTAAGGTTAATGAATTCCCTAATTCATCAACAGACATTCCAAGCATCTTAGCAGTTGATTCCTGCTCAATTCTATTCATTTTACCGAACGATGCTGCTGTAATTCCTTGATTTTTAAGCTCTGTAGTAAGCCCGACCATATTATTGGTTAATGCATACGATCTTGCTTTCTCTAGGTTATATTCTTTTCCAGATAGTAATTCTGCTTCTAATTCATTTGCGATAGATGATTCAAAATCTAATAAACTGTCTGCTGTTTTTTCAACCTGTGCCATGTTTAGCCCAAGTGCTTTTGCTTGATATACTGCTTGTGCTAGATTCTGTCCTGATGCTTTAAAGCTCAGTTGAACACGTGAAGAAGTGCCTGCTACCCCTTTTATGATCTCTCTATTATCTATTTGAAGTTTTTTCTGACCATTTAATAACTTAGTTTGAACGGTAATACTTGCTGTATAGTCTTTAGCGTTCTTACCCATATTCATAGAAGCTAAGCTAAACTGTGTAGCTTCTTCTGTACTAAGGCCCATTTGGTGGTGTAAAGCTGCAAAATTTTCTGCCATATCAACAGAAATTGCACCATTACTTCCTAATGTTTTATTTACTTCATTTTGTGCTTCTAGAAATCTTTCTGAGTTAAACCATGTTTTTCCTGTAGCTAGAGAAGTTCTCATCATGTAGTCCTGCATCTTATAGGCTTCTAATGAAGACACTCCTAAGTTGTGTTGCAGCGCTACTGATCTCTCATCAAGCTGTACAAAGAAATCTACAGAGGCACCTAAAACTCCTCCTAATGCTGCTTGACCTAATCCATTTGTAAGTACTTTTGCTCCTTGTCCAAGAGACTTCATCTTACTATTTCCTTCTGCTAGACTGTCTCTAAAAGCCTGAGAGGCTTTGGTCATCTCCGGAAGAGCTTTATTTAAGTATGGGATTCTTCCCATCATCTCTTTAAAAGGAGCAAAGACATCTACTTTAGATATCTCTTCATACTTCTTCTTTAGACCTTCTGCATGCTTTAGTTGTGATGCTATTGCATCATCTACATCTTCAAGAGTTTTTAAAGCTTTTTCAATGTACGGCTGTTCTGCCGCACTTGCATGCATTTGCTTATCTTTTAATTCTGAAATCTTTGCTTGAACTCTAGCTCGATCTTGTTCTGTCTTTAATACTGCTTTATTAAACTCTGCTTCTTTTTTAGTATCTGCTAACTGCTTTGCAGTATATCCAGCTAACTCTTTTGCTGAACTAACAGCGTTTGAAAAAGAAGTTTCGTATGCTGCTGCAGACTCTCCTGTAAACTTAGCAGCTTCTTTTGCATTTTTACCTAATGCGTCTGCTAATTCTTTAAGAACAGTCGTTAGGCTAGAAGCTTCTTTATTGAAGTCTTTTAGGTTTTTTAAATCTGCTGCTGAAACAGTACTTTTATTGGTTGCCATCTACTATGTGGTTTACTTATAAATAGGTAAAGGCATCAGTTTTTTGATGCCTTTGTTGTATATGTGGCTTCTTTAGCCTGTCTCTCTATAAGAGCTTTTTTTATTCCTTCTTGTATTGTTTTATCAGTATTGTTATTTTCCTTTTCCTGATAGTGTTCGACTAGTTTATTATATGTAAACTTCCGTAACCAAAGAGGCATATTGTAGACTGTATCCCAATCATAACCTCCTTTTCCAAAAAAGACTATGTCATGTATTTGTGTAAAGACTGCAAGCCTATACTCGGGCGTCAGGCCAAAAAAACGTAAGACCAATCGGCAGGTCGACGTCCTCCTCTTCGCCGTTTGAATTAGTAACAGTAGTACTCATATCTAAATCTGGATTTAGAGTATTATAATATTTTCTAAATTCTCTAGCATCTCTTGCAAGGAAGTAGTTATTTACAAAATCTCTAATATCTTTTTGATCTCTTACTCCATTGATAGAAGTAACAAGATGTGCAAGTCTTACTGTAACCTCACTAACGCTATCTTTGTTAATTCTCTGTAACCCTTTTACTTCTTGGTCAATTTTTACATCCTCACCATGAGTTAGTAGTTTAAAGGTAATTACATTTCCTGTACTTGGAAGAGTAAACGAAAATTCATTCTCAGTTGCTTTTTCTAATTCCGGTGCTAAGGGTTTTGCTTCTATATTACTTAAGTCAGCAGTTTGCTTTACTCCGTCATATTCGAATTCATAATCTTTTCCGTAAGCTAGAATACGTGCTGCAACCATCATTGCATTTTTGTCTCCTACTAAGATATCGCTGTAGTTTACATCTGAGATGATTAGTGATTGAAGTAATTTATCAATAACAACTCCTTGTCTGATATAATTTGCATTTGTTAGAATATCTTCTTCTTTTGCAGTCATGTACTTCATCTCAACCTTTCCTGAAGCTAGTGGAGAGTCTGCTGGGTATAGCTTTCCTTTTGAGGGTAATTCTACTACCTCGGTTGGTAGTTTAAATTTCTGTTCCATAAATTTTATTTGTTAGTAACTTTTTCTATATATAAATATACGATTAAAACTTTTTTAAAACAACAAAGCCTGACGATTGCCAGGCTTGTTAATTTATTTCAATACTATTAGTAATTTAATACACAGTAGTCCATTGCTATTGTAATTCCTATCTCTACAATTCCCTCAGCAGAAGTCCAGTCAAATTGTCCGAAATCTCCTTTTGTTAAGAATGCTCCTTTGATAATCCATTCCCCTACGATATCTCCTACAGGACCTAAAATATTAAGAGTTAAATCTTTTTTATAGAAATCTGAGTATCCTGATCTACCTGTTACTGATTCATGACCTAGACGTGCCCACTCCATTACTGCTTGAGCTCCTGAAGGTGTAATTGGAGAATATAAAGTCATATCCATATCTTGCCACTCTCTTTTACCTCTTATTTTTCTGTAAGAGTTAATGTGATCAAGTTTAATCATGGCATCGGTAAAACCTGGTGCTTTGACGTTCTTAACCATGAACGATGGGATATTATCTATGTACATTACAAACCTGTGCTGAACCATTGGTTCAAAGGCTCTGAACATTATTTCGTTTGGATCTAATACTGCCATTTTTTATTATTTATTTTATTATAAATATCTATTATTTAATTTATTATGAGAACGTTGCTCCTGTTGGTGCAATTGTGAAATCTAATACTACGAACTCTACTGTTTTAGTTGGTTGAATTAAAATTTGTCCTATTAATTGATTTCTATCAATTGAATCTGCTGTGTTGTTAGAGTCGTCCATTACTACTCTGAAGGCATAAAGACCTTGTCTCTGTACTACTGATTGTAAATATGGATTTACTATTGATAAGAATTTATTTCTAGTAGTTAAAGTATTTTGTTCGAATACTAAAGTTCTAGCTTGATCACCAATAAATTTCTTAAGAGTGATTAATAATCTTCTTACGTTTACTCTATCTAAAGCTGATGCTTTTGTTTGCAATGTTTTTTGTCCGAATACTGCAATACCTGTTCCTGGGAATGTAGCGATTGGATTAATTTTTCCTGCGTATAAAGTATCTCTTTCTCCTTTAGTAATTTTTCTTTCTGCTTGAATTACTCCTGGAATTCCTCCTCTTACAAGTCCTGCTGGTGCAAACCATGGTGCTGCAATAGCATCTGTGAATGCATAGATACCTGGTACTAGAGTTCCTGCTGGTGTCCATTCGTTTCTTCCTGTAGCTGATCTTACTTGTACCCATGGCCAGTAAGTTGCTGCGTATGAGCTATTAAATCCTGCTGCTTGAGATGTTACTACTCCTACTGTGGATCCAGTTGGTACTAGATCTACTACTGCAATACAGTCTCCTCTGTTTTCTGCTAAAGCAATAACTGAGTTAATTGCTGATTGAGCTCCTGCTGCTGTATTTGATGCGATTAACCCTGGTGTTGATATAATGTTAAACTGGTAATCATCTTTATTTGATAGAAGAGAAATTGCTGTGTTATAGCTTGCTCCTACTACCCCTTGTACGTTAGTTGCTGCAGTTGTTATTGCATCAAAGAATGTAACAGCTGCTGAAGCTGAAACGTTATTTCCTGTTGCATTATAAAATGAACCTGAACCTGATTGAGGTAGAGATGCTGAATATGAGTTTGTTCCGTCTGTATTAACTGTTATTCCATCTGCTGCTTGGTAGTAGTTTGTAGGTAAGTTAACTGCTGCTACTCTAATATAATCTGACTTGTTAGGGAAATTTCCTGCTTTGTAATTATAAGATACTCCTGATGTTGCATCTGTAGCTACTGTTACAAACTGGTTACCAATTACTGATTCAATATAGTTAGGTGAGTTTGGATCTAAAGATACGTTATTAAATGTCTCTAATATTGTTTTATTATTTGTGCTATCATCCCCTCTTCTCACAACTAGTGAAAATGTACCTAATGCGTTGTTATTATTACTAACTTCCCATCTTAAGTTATCAGACGATCCAGATACTAAAGATCCGTCAGTGTTAAGATACCCTACTGTATTCCCTACTAATCCTGCTAGAGAAGATGTTGCATTATTAAAGCTAACTCCTTTACCTAAAGTCTCTAAAGTAAATGGCTGAGTACTTCCTTTTGCTGATGATGAAATAAATGTACTGGTTGCTCTTGTATAGTCTACAGATTTTGATACGATTCTTGTTACTAAAGCCGTATTACCTCCTTGTTGGAAATAACCTTTTACTGCTACTGATGTTAGGTATTCGTATTGTTTTGATCCTGATGTAATAGTTTCACCAAACGTTCTTAAATAATCACTATATGAAGTAACAATGGTTGGTTCTTCTACAGGTCCTTTTACTGTTGGTCCGATAAACGCTGCTCCTGCTGCTTGTGGAGCTGGATTGATAAAAGAGATATCGTTTTCTCTTGCATAAATTCCTGGAGAGATAATTGCTTCTGCCATGTTTTATTTAATTAATTTTAATTTATTATAAATATCTTGGGGTTTTGATAACCCGTTATATATGTAGAGGGTTCCTATTCGTTAATAAATAGGGAAAAAGAGTCAAAACCACTTGACTCCTCTTTCTTATATCCTATTATGTTATTGTAATTTTTCCCCATCCGTTTCCTGCTGCTGTATTACCTCCTGTATATACATATAGGTTTAAATTTGCTCCTAAACTTCCTGACATTATAATACTACCTGTTACTGCAACTCCAGGTGCTGGTGCTGTTGATCTTGATACAAGTATTAGAACATCTTTAAGTGTGGTTGAACCTGTTACATTTAGAGATCCTGTTACTACTACATTTTGGTTTAGAGTATTGACGTATGAAGCTGTTGCTGCAAATAGTGTACTTCCAGCATTTGCTGCATATCCAGCATTATCTGCATTTATAGCAGATCCTGCACTTGTAGCATAATCTGCTTGAGTAGCTTGAATAGCATTTGTAGCAGTTCCAAATAAAGAACCTGTTATTGAACCTGATACATTTAAAGATCCTGTTATTTCTACTGTAGAATCGTATGCGTGTATTAAGTTTGACCTATTTACATTATCTATACCATTTCCATGAATAAAAGAATATGATGTTGTGAGTGGTATATTAAAACGTCCTTGTACGTGTTGAGAATCTCCTAATGCTATTGTACTTGTTCCCTCTGCATGTGAAGTATTTCCTACTGCTATTGTACTATTTCCTTCTGCATGTGAATAAGCTCCTATGGTTACTGTACTCGTTCCCTCTGCATGTGAATACTCACTATATATTGGTTGATTACCATTATAATCCTTCCATTGAAATAAGTAATTAGGGTCTCCTATGTTTGAGTAGGTTGTGTTAACTGAACTGTCTGTAATTGTTACTCTAGTTTCTGTACCATCCCAAGATACATCTGATATTATATACAGCTGTCTTCCGTATGTATTATCATATGCTGTATCATCCGATATAAGGGTATTTCCAATTGTAAAGATACTTGTTATATCTCCATATCCGGATTCTATATTAAAAATTCCTGAATTTACTGTTGCTTTAAATGCAGTTGTAATTCCTGCTTTAGCTTCTAGTCCTTCTGTATGTGAGTAGTTACTGTATGATATTGTACCTCTTCCTTCTGCATGTGAGCTAACTCCTGTTGCACTTGTACTGTTTCCCTCAGCATGTGAGTTGTCTCCTGTTGCTGAAGTACTGTTTCCTTGTTGAAATCTTGAATTAGCTATAAGCGTAGTTCCATCGAATGTTAGGCTTGGTTCACCATTTACTGTACCTCCACCTGTTGCAGTTAGTAAATAATTATCTACATTATTTGTAATGGCAGATGAGATATTTGAAGTAGTTGTGGCAGTTGTTGCATTGGTAGCATTTAAAGCATAGGAGCTTGATACAGCTCTTGAAGAGCTTATTGCAAATGATGAAGTTCCAAATAATGATCCTGTTACACCTCCTGTTACTCTAAGTGATCCTGTTACTTGTACCGTACTACCTGCTGCAAATATTAGATTTGACCTAGCTGTATCTGATGTACCACTTCCTACTATAAAAGCTGACTGTACTGATGACGATATGTTGTATTGTCCTATTACTGATTGATAACTGCCAGATGCTACTGTATTATTTCCTGCTGCATGTGAGTAGTCTCCTGATGCTGTTGTAAAATAGCCTTCTGCATGTGCTGCTATTCCTTGTGCTAACGTATTTTTCCCTTCGGCATGAGAAAAATTTCCTACTGCCTTGGTATTGTCTCCTTGTGTTAAACTGTAGTTTGTATTATTGAAAGTAAACTCAGAAGCACCAGCAAGTGTGCCGTTAAAATTATACTGAATGGATGTATTTGGTCCTCCAGGTCTCATAGGAGCCCACGATGCTGAGGTAGCTCTTGATGAAGTTCCAAATAATGAACCTGTAAATTGTCCTGTAAAGGATCCACTAAATGAACCTGTATTGCTTAGAAATTGGTCTACTCTATTTGCTGTTACTATTAAGGAAGGAATACCTGGTACTACTCCAAATGCAGGTTCTGCGTGTAAACGTACATTAGCATCTGGCGAATACCACATTAATTGGAAGTAATCATTTGCTGCTGCATTTACAAAGAAATTCCATGCTGCTACATAATGAGCCCCATTACCGGTTAATTGTACTGATGTTGCAGAATCATCAACATCAGTTCCATTTTTTTTAAGCCATATCCATATCTCATCTGTACCTGAATCTGTTTTATCTACTTGGGCAGAAAATTGAATATCATATACACCAGCGTTTTGTGTTTTAATATATGTGTTATATGGATTTGTTGAACCGGAAATAGATACACCATTTGTAATGTCTGTTATGTTAAGTGACATTGAGCGAGCGGTACTTGCTATATTTGTTTGTGTTTGAGTAGAGTAAAACGATCCATATGATCCTGTTGCAGTATTAAAACTACTACCACCACCGCCTCCAATATTAAGCAGTGATCCAGTACCATCATAGTAATCCGTACCATCTGTATGAACAACTCTTTGATAGGAGTCCTGTATATTGAGGCCTGTTAAATCAGGTAATGCCATAACTTATTATTTTGGTAACTTATTAATTATTCCCTGGATTAGTGCAGGTTTTTGATTTTCTTTTATTGGGTTTTTTTGCAAATATGTTCCAATAATATTATTTAATCTATCTTTTTTTATCTTTAAATTATACAAATCAAAATCCTCTCTGATTAATATTGATACTAATTTTGCAATGTGTTCTTGGATTGGAACTGCTACTGCTTGTTTAGGTTGGTTCTTAGCAGGAATACCCGTTACTGCCACTCTTGGAGCACTTTCCACTATCGTATTTGCATTTTGAGATTTTACTTCAACAGTAACTTTTTTTGCAGCCTCTACTGTAAAGGCAGATGACCAAGGTACAAAGTATGCATCTTCAGCTATTACTTCTAATTTAAGATTTCCTTTAATATTCTCTCCTAGAATTCCTCTTAATTTTTTAATTGGAATTTGACATTTTCCATTCTTATCAATTGTTCCGTTGAACATTAAATTTAACTCTTCTGATTCAACTACAATTCTAGCTACGCTCTTCTCTAAGGATGCTCCTTCGATTTGAACATTGCATTCAAATATTTCGGTTTTGTCTGTAAATAGTTTATACATTATAATATTAATTTAACTGTACTAGTAGCTTCTTTTATTACTAATTTGACTTCTGAGATTGTTATCTTTCTGTCTATTATTTCTCTTGTCTCTTTGTACTCTATCCCCTGTACCATGCAGATGATTTTTCGAAACTTCTTTCTCTTTTCTTCATCCTTAAAGTACTCATTTACTTGAGACTTACCTCCTGCTAATGCTGCTGCTGCTCCTTCTATTAAAGCTACATCATCCCATATAAATGGATTCGTACTTTGCGAGGTACCAAACGGATTTGAATTCCAAGCAAAATTTGCACTATTCCATGTAAAAGGTGTTTTAATCATTTACTTATTAATATAGTCAATTCTTTTTAGAAATCAAACCTAGGATGACTTATTACAAATAATATACAATATACTTACCAGTAATTTGCTTTTAGTAATACTGCTGTTGAACGTACTCTTTAAACACCTCTCGATGTACCTAGTATTTCAGCCGACCCTACTGTTTCCATATTAAAGAGCACTGCTGCTTTTGAAAAGAATTTATTTGGATTAGCTACAGAGGTATTTATAGTATCTGATACTACATATCCTGCCATCTTTATTTGAAAAGTTGTCTTAACTGTTCTATCTGTTCCTTGAACAAGTTCAGTTACTGTTGTGTAGTTATCAATTGAGGCTCTAAATTTGAATCTTTCAGGATCTCCCCAGTAAGCATCTGAAGCATAGTTAATTGATTCAACTATTTTATTCATTTGCTCTACATATTCTGTAAAGATTGTACAGGAGTAAACTACATCTATGTAGTCGGGCATAATTACTCCGTAAAATTCTCTTACTGGTTCTCTGTTATTTAATGCTGCAAAGTTATCGTAGAAGTTTTTCTTAGAATACTTTTTTTCAAAAACACCAAAATGTATAGGATTATTTGCATCCATTTTATTTCCTAGTGTCCTATTCTTATCTACAGAATCTCTCTTAATCATTATAAGAGGTGTCTGTATTTTTCCATTGTTATCTCTATAATAACCATCTTTTTGAACTGCTGCCCATCTTTCTGGTGAACCGTAAAGGACCGGTACGTTTAGTTTTGTACTATTTTGTATTACTGAAGGTCTAATTACGTTGTTAAAATAAAAAAATATTGCTTCATCTACGTCTTTTAGTCCTACTGAGAATTGTTTTACCTCATCTTCTTTTACAGATATTTGGTTTTCTCTTTTTTTATTTGCAGGTACAGGAGCTTTCCCTTGGTTTAGGTAAGGGGTAATTGTCTCTTGAGATAACTCAACTTGTGACTTTGGTATAGGTTTCCTGCGTTGTGTCATGTTATATTCTTTGTCTTAGTACTCCTACTCTGTCTGCTCTTGTTAAGTGACAAATACAGATAATAGATAATGTTCCTCCAAAATCTGGTCCGTAACTGGTCAGGTTATAATTCTCGTCTTTCCCTAAGAATAGCTGGTTCTCTGTAGTGTTATCTACTTCGTAGTAATCTTCATTCCACTGTATGATATCTCCTACCTCAGGAAAGGTATTTGCATCTTTAAGATCTTGTCTTACGAATTTAAACTGAGTATCTCTTGTTGAGTCTGGTCCAAAATCATCAACTGTTGTCTGCTGATCTCCTCTATCAATAAGGCAGTTAAACTTTACCGGTGACCAGAATACTTTTTCCATACCCTCTCCGTAGATATTTACTTGAGTTTGTTCAGTAGAATGCTTGTAGTAAAGAACTTCTTGCTCCACTACGTTAGAGACTAGTTCTCTATTAATTCCAACAAGCAGTCTAAAATCTCTCTGGCTTCCAAATATCATTATTCTATTTTTTCAATTGACTTTAAAGAAAGTTCTACCTTCTTAATATTCGGTACTAACTTAAAAGTATCCTGCTTTAACTTCTCAAATACAGCAGTACCTGGTTTTGCAGTTAATATTTTTACTTTTAATACTACTACATTTGTATCTTCGTTTGAATCAATTGCAGTCACTCTTGTAACACCTGGCATAGCTCTTACAAAGTCAGCTACTTCTGAAGCTGTTATTTCATCTGTATGCCCTACTCGTACCAATCCCTGATACATTGAAAAAGCTATCTCGCTAAGTAATTTTTTTATTTTCATTATCCTATATATACTACCATTGGAACTTCTTTCAATACTGTCTGCAAATACCCAGCCTCTTGAGATTTTCTTTCTAATTGATTTACCCTTGATGTTGATTCTAAAATCTCTCTCAAGTTAGTAATTAATGCTTCTTTTTCCGACCTAGCATCTGCTAATAAATCTGCTTGATTTAGGGTAGCTTCTGATCCAGGAACTGGTACTGTTGTGTACTTGCCTCTAACATAAGCTAGTAATTCTTTTGCTAAGGCCAAAGCATACCTATATACCCACTGTCTTCCTATAGAATTTATAGTACCGTAACTTGGATTTTCATAAGGAACGTTTGATATATTTGAGATAGATCCTCCTATTCCTCCTGCTGTATTTGCTGAGTCGTCTAAAGCTTGTTTGTCATTTACTAAATAGTATTCAAACCATATTAATCCAGCAGTCTTAGGGGTTGGAAATAGTTTTAAATGATTGTTTACTATTTCAAAAGAATATGCTGATTTTCTTACTTGGTCATTAAATTCTATAGCTTGTACTTTTAATAAGTCATAAGAAATTGGCATTAGTAAGAAGTTTACCCCTGGTGAGAATGATCCAAAATCAAATGCATCCATAAGAGATTGAATACCTGTACCTGTACCTGCATATGGATCAAAATACCTCATAATTGCTGGAGGTGCTTGGTAGAATACTTTTTGAATTTCTATTCTTCCTTGAATACCTTCGTCTATTGCCCATTGGTTTAGGTCGTATTCTTGTACATTTGAACCAACCATTATAGACCCTGAATACTTTGTTATTGATCCTCCTACTCCTGCTTCAGTTCCATATCCTGAGGATAATCTAATAATATTCTGTAGAGTTGGAGAGATTACTGCTTCATTTAATACTGTAGAGGTTGATCCTCCCTCAAGTGATAAGTAATTTTGTACTGCTTGTGCTTGGTAGACTTCATTTCCGTATGTAGTAACAGCTTCTTCAAAACAAGCATAAAATGATCCTGAGTTTAATTCTACATCCATTAGAGGATACCCTAGACGGATAGCACAGAATTTTGCAACCTTATCTGCTTCTGCAACAAAGGTTGTATCTGCATCATAAAAACCAAAAGGGGTTTGTCCGGCTGCAAAGGTAGAACTGCCGTTCCATATAGAAATATTAGCCATACTTTATTTTATTTATAAATAGCAATAAGTCCTAGAAGAAACTAGCACTCATATACCTTGTTCCGTTATGTACAAATAGGAATGATCCTGACCAATAAGCACTTCCTATTGCTGGTGCAGATGATGCTGATAATGGTAATATAAAGGAACTACTAGGTGACATTATTAAGGAACCTGTTACTAATAAAGAACCTGATACTGTTAATCCATTTGTTATTCTGGCTGAACCTGATACCTGTAGTCTGTTTACTCTATCGTCTGTTGGTGCAGTTGCACTTCCTGATTGTAGTGATAAATTTCCTGTTGCACCAAACCATTTTCCAGTAATTTGAGTTCCACTTGAATTATATACAGTTAGATCTGTTGTTTCAAAAGCTATGTTATTTGTCCAAGTATTACCAGCATGTAAATTTCTACTAAACCAACCATCTCGGAATTTTATACTAGTTGTTCCTAAATCATAGGTTGCAGTTGTCGAAGGTATTATATTTCCTGCTACTGTAGTTGAACCTGTTACTAATAGTGAACCTGTTACACTTACACTACCACTTACATCTAGGGCTGTACTTGGATTTGTTTTACCTATTCCTACATTACCTGTAGGAGATATAGTCATTGCTGAGCCTGATCCAAATGTTTCATTATTTACATTGAACTCGATTCCTTTCCCAGTTGATGCTTGAATGGTTGTGTATTGAGTACTTCCAGCTCCATTATACCCAAAAAAAGCTCTTCCACCACCTACATTTATAATGCTAAGGTCGGTTATGACAGCTGCTGGATTTACAATTAAAGAAGTTGGTGTTCCTCCTGCTGTTATTGTATTAGTAGTAGTTAAAGAACCTGTTATAATGGTATTACCGTTTACATCTAGTTTTGCATTTGGTGTTGTTTTTCCTATTCCTATATTCTCACTTGATGAAATAAATAATGAATTAGTTCCTACTAAAAGTTGAGTAGTATTTGAACCTGATACTGTTAAAGATCCTGTTATTTGTTGTGAACCAGAAACTAAAACTGTACCAATTAAAGTCTGAGTATCATTAGTAGCATCTCCAAATATATTTGAACCTGAGGAGTATATTACTGAGGCTGATTCAAAAGTTACGTTTAGATATGCAATTGAAGCTGTTCCTGCTACTGTTACGTTTCCATTTACTGTTCCTCCTGTTAGAGGAAGATAGGAAGGTGCAAAAGAAGCTGTTTGTGCAAATGATGAAGTACCAAGTAAAGAACCTGTAAAGGAAGTTGCGGTTATTGCTCCTTCTTGATTTATTACTACTTTATCAACTCCATTTTTATTTAATTCAATAAAATTACCAGTTGATGATGCACCGCTATTAACTACAAGTCCTTTTGCTACAGTTCCTAAATTTAATACAATAGCTGAACCTGAATTTACGTTTATATCAATGCCTTTCGGCCCACTTGGATTGGATATATAAATAGAGGGGTCGCTATTTCCAGAAATAGATATTCCTGTACCGCCCATATTTTGCATTCCAATTCCAGTGTCTCCACCGTTAATACTAATAGTAGAAGCGTTGCCATTACCTTGTGCATAGATAGCATTACCGTTTACTGGATTATCTACATATATACCGAAATTTTCTCCGGCTGAAACTATATTTATTCCTCTTGATACAGGTTCGGTTTCATCATAAGCTGTATTTATATTTAATCCATTTGTGTTTACTGCTGGATTTAGTGTAATAGATCCTGTTATTCCTAAAGAACCTGTTATTTGTGCTGATCCTGTGTATGGAAAACTATTTCCATCAAGACCTGCTGGTCCTTGTGGACCTACAGTTGCAACTTTAATAACTCGTGTAGTAGGT